GTCACAATATTGCAGAATGGAAGCAAAGAATTCCGTATTGACTTCCGTATTATTGACCGCCGCAGTGATTACGAACTTTTCACCATCAAGCGTAGAAGTAGATTGAAACTTATCTATTGCGTGTACGGAATAATTTTTACCACAACCTTTACACACGTACTTACGATAGAGAATTCCAGACACATTCTGGCGAGTTCCATTAGATGTGGCTGCGGTCGAACCGCAATGTGGGCATTGTCTACTCATATTACTCCTTTCCAATTTTCCAAGAATTCGTCCACTTTATTCGCGGACGGAGCAACCATTTTACGAAGTCTTGGACTCTGCTAAAGGGTTTTTTGCTTTTTCTTCAACCTCTGGCAAAAGACCTGGAAAGGCTTGGCGGACTAATGCTTCATTTAGACCTTTGTATCGCTTGCTGATTTTACCATCTTTAGCCGCAATAATAAGTTCTGCCTCAGAATAGTGAAGACCCTCAAGAAATTGAACAAACAATGATTCTTTCTTGATGCGGCTCAGCTGTTTCTTTTTCTCAAAGATATAGAGACGACGACTCTCTGCATATAGATTCGTATCACTAACACCGGCTGGAAGATTACGATCAATCTTCAGTGGTGGTGAACCTTCTGGCAGATCAAGAGCGTACGCTGGATCAAAACACAAACGCAAAATCCTAAAGATAGTTTGATTGTTATTCTTGCGCAGAATATCGATCTTTTCTTCTTTAGTTTTTGCTTCGGCTACTTCATTAAAAATTTCATGTACAGTATATCGCATAGTATCCTTTTAAAAATCTGTGATAGTTTCCATCATATTCTTCAACTTATATTTAATAAAATAGTTGAGCATTTTTGATTTATCTTTACTTGGAGTGTTAGTGTATGTATTTATAATGCGCTGTTGAATTTCATCTGGAATAAGACTGAAATCAATAACAGAAGCATTGCGATTTAAGCGAATCAGTTCATCTTCATTTAAATTTGAACGAAGACTGAATTTTTCAATTACCTTCTGCGTTACCGGCGGTGCTCTACTATATTGTTCTTTATTAACAAGAAAATCGTCGGGACAAAGAACTGATGGAACACCATCGCCAGCGTCTCCCTTAATAAGTTTAATCATTAAATCCATCTCGGCAGAGACTTCTGGTTTAACCCATTTCTTTTCAATAGGAGAATATTGCCTGACGTTTGAATATTTGTGTAATTGAACAAAGTCACGATCTCTGCTTAGAATCAAAAATGGTTTTGGTTCAGAACCAAACATCGTTTCAGTAAGATCATTCTCCTGAGACCATTTTGCCAGAACAGCAATAACATCATCAGCTTCAGTATTATCTACCTGAATAACCTTATATGGCATATACAGGTTTATCTCTTCACGAACCGTAGCAATACACTTAAAAATAGAATCCCAATCAATAGTAGATTCATCACGCGATTTCTTGCGATTGGCTTTATAAAATTGATATACGTCTTTGCGCCAATTGTTTCTGTTGTCACAAGCGATGATGATTTCGCCATATTCAGAACCAAACTTCTGTTTATACATACGCAATGATCCTAGTACCATATGTCTAACCAAATCTGGTTCTACTGTAATATCATTGCGCCCGCCCATTTCTACCATAATAGCAGCAATAGTAGTCTGCGAAAAGTCGACCAAAATCAATTTGACACCTTAACTAAAATCATATCGGCGCTAATTCGCCCGTTCATTGGAGCATCTTTTGTTGATAATTCTGCAAGTAGCTTACGCATTACCAATTTTCCGCCTGTTAGACATTTTTGTAAAGTTTCTTCTGGTTTTCTCAGCGTTTTACAGACTGATGTCTCAGGATCAAAATTAATTACGGTGCTATTTTTGACGGCAAGACCCGCGGGACCAGAAGCATAATATACACCGAGTTTCTTATTTTTGGTATTGAATACCCATAGTTGCTCTGCGCCAATAATAGAAGTAGGATGAATTGAATTCAATTTAAATGCTTCGTCTTCCTTCTTAAACTTCAACTTGGCTACTTGTACTCCGGCTGGCTTGGGTTTACGAACTGTGGGTTTGCGATTAGCTTTCTTGAAATTACCGTATCTAATACAATCTTCTTCAAACTGTTTTAGATCTTTCAAATATTTCTTGAGTTTTGATGGAGTGAAATTTGAATATCCTTCTTTAAGAAGCTTATCATCCCCATTAACAGCTTCTTCAATCTCTGGTATTTTCTTCTGAATCCATTCTAGTGTAGGCCTAATATATGGTTGGGCTACCTGATGAGACTTTAGATGTGAATACATATCTAGAGGTTTTCCGAAGTGCAGGTGATCATCCAGAAGACCATCAAGTTCGCCCAGATGATCAATGATCTTTACCTGCAAAGCGTCTTGAATATTACTTTTCTTTGACTTTCTGTTGGATTCTTTTTGGCTTGCTCTAGTTNNTTCAACTTGTTGTTACAATAAACGTAATATGTTGTAATGCTTTATCTAGTTGATGTGGCTTAACGACTGCACCGTTAGACGTCATTCGAAGAATCCAGCACATAGATGAATTATATTTCTTCTCATGTATTTTCTTGCGCATGTCCAATCTGATCTTTTGTAAAATCAGGATTCTTCTTCATGTAAGCGATCATGTATTTCTTGGCATCAGCATTGTTTTTCATATAGCTGTACCAATTCAATGCTCTGGCAATATCCTCATTATATGAAGAATTATCATGATGTATAGATGCACCAATAGGTTCATCGCCGACCATGGCCTGATCAGCACTTAACATTCTCGACATAATTATACTCCTAAAATTGATTCTATGGAGATAATTGTATCATACTTAAATGATCGCCATTCCTTTTTATCAAGATCAAAAGCTACTTGTACATTCGGATTTACTTTACGTTCTTTCTTTGGTTCAGCACCTTCTTCGGGTTCTACTACTTCAACAACTGGAAGAAGATCTGGTCTCAGCGTGCAATTCATCTCACGGATAGTACCATCGACTTTAGTGAATGTTACTAAAGTTGGACCGGCGGTAAGAATAGAACCTATGTAATTTTTGTATTCTAATTGCTGAGACTCGCTTAATTCTGCAAATGTCATGGTCAATTCCTTTTTTGTGTTTACATCTAATAATTATAACACAAATATGGAAAAAGTACAACTATATTTAACTTATTTTAAAAATTTTATCTGGATCTACTCTTATTCGTCCATCTTCGTCTAACATCTTCGTCTTTTTACGTTGTCCCAGGCTGAAGTTGCCTGCGATCAATAACAAAATAGCAAGAGGATCGAATACAAATATCAATGCTAATATTATAACACGAACCGCGTCATCTGTCCTACTTTTCTCTCCATATATTAATTCGGAAATATAGATAATAGGACCTATCTCGGCGTTATTTTTATTCTGCTCTTGAAGAAGTGGGAGTTTTTCTTTCTTTAATTTAGAAATATTATTTTGTGCTTCAGCGACAGACTTTTGAATTGCAATTGGTGGTATCTTGTATTTCTCCTGTTGCTTTAGAAGATTCTTTAATTTATCTTCTTCGATGCTTATCTGTGCATCCATGGATGATAATTGAATCTGTGTCGTCTCATTGATAGATGACTGCATTAAATGTGCTTTCGATAGATATCCGAATATGCCAAGAGAAGTTATAATAGATAATACAACTACCGCAATAACAAAATAATACTTTAACAGTCCTGGAGCAACATTCCAGTTCCTGTACACCCATGACGCCGCGACTAATTTAGTTACCGCGAGCGTACAACCCATGACAGCAATCTCAATTGGCTGTGAAGAAAATATTGCTATTAGTCCAATAATAGAATAGTATTCTGCAACTGCAGATAACGATATTGCAGCGAATATTGATAAAATAGCTTGTATCATGATAGTTTTATATGTTTTTTGTGAACTTTCGTCCCCACGAAACCATTATAAAAATTATCTGATTCCATGACTCTGCGATCGATTTGTTCGCGTAACTCAAGATAGTTTAATGTCCCTTTATTAGGACAATAGTGTATAATTTCTCTTTTGAAACATTTTTCGCCATACTTGGCTACATCAGCATTTAGATGTTCGCTAGAACCATAGTATGTTTTCCAATCAGACTCTGCTTTAGACTTTATTTTCTTTTTCTTTTTTGACCCATCTTTTAGTGTGATGGTCTTTGTGCTAGTCTTAGAGAATCGTGATAATTTTTTGCCAATATACTGACGACCATCAATTAGATTTGTAATAATATATACATATCCAACACAATCTTCTGGCAATTCATCTACTTCTCTGCCTTTATAGTACCATGTCATAATAGTCTCAAGATGTGAACTTGAGACTATTTATTCATTCACTCGCCAGCTAGATATAAATCATCTTCACTGAGTTCACTCGCACAAAATGGACAGTATGATATTTTAAAGAACGTTTCGTCTACTTCAAATTTAATATGAAAGATTGCTCCACATTCATCACATTCGTGTTGTTGATTCTTTTTTGCCATTTGTTTCTATCTTATTAAGTTAATCGGTGAGTTTGAACTCATATTATTTATTATACCCAGACATTACCCCAGTTTCCAGTCGTGGCACCTTTGGCATATGCAGTTGCGCGCTGTTCAAAAAAGTTGGCGTGTTCAGGTGCATTTAATATTTCTTCTACCCAAGGCAATGGATTGGTTTTAGCCTTGAATATACCCTTCATACCCAAACCTATTAATCGACGATCAGTAATATATCGAATATACTGTTTAACTTCAGCTGAGGTTAGTCCCTCAAATTGGTTACCATCAAACGCCAAATCGATGAATTTGTCTTCCAACTCTACCATTTTTTCAGCAATTTCATATAATTGAGTCTTAAGCTCATCTGTCCAAATATCCTTATGCTCTTTCAAAAATTCTTTAAATAACCAAGTCATGCCTTCAACGTGTACTGATTCATCTTTAATTGACCATGCAATAATCTGGCCCATACCATTCATCTTATTGAATCTAGTGAAATTCAGCAGCATAATAAAACTAGAAAAAAGCTGCATTCCTTCGGTGAAAGCGGAAAATGCTGCAATCTGCTGGACAATCATGTCTTTATCTGTGCCCAAAAGACTTTCAATATATTCGTGCTTCTCAGCCATCGCTTCATATTCCATAAATTGCTTATATGTAGTTTCTGGCATTCCTAGAGTATCAATCAAATGACTGTAAGCTTGAATATGAACAGCCTCTCTAGCTGCAAAGCTCAGTAACATCATCCTAATCTCAGGCTTTGGAAACAATGGAATATATTTATTTGCATATGCTCCAGCAACATCAACGTCTGATTGAGTAAACAGTCTAAAGATTTGGGTTAAAAACGTCTTTTCTTCTTTTGTGAGTTTGTTCTTCCAATCAAGAATATCCTGATGTAATGGAACTTCTTCTGATAGCCAATGCATCTTTTCAGAGGTTTCATAAAATTCATATGCGCGTGGATATTCAAACGGTTTGTAGTAATCTCTTGGTTCAAATAGTGATTTCTTAGTCATACTAATCCTTTGATAATATATTATTCGCAAGCAACACAGATTGATTCGCCAGGCATTAAATTACTCAACATATCTTTCATGTCCTCAATCCTTTCTCTCTCAACTTTCTTTCCTACTTTATCAGCTTTGCGCATACTATCAGATCGACAATAATATAAACTCTTTAGTCCAGTTTTCCAGGCCATGAGATGAATTAGATGTAAATACTCAACACTTGCTGTAGGAATAAAGAATATATTTAATGATTGNGCCTGACAAATAAACTCTTGTCTATCTGCAGCATGTTGGATGATCCAAGTTTGATCAATCTCCATAGCAGTCTTAAACGTATATTTTTCGTTCTCATCAAGACACTTGAGAGTGGAAACAGAACCATCATTAGAAATAATTTCTGACCACGTTTCTTGATCGTTAAATCCTTTTTTACTCTAATAAAGCTTCAAGATATTTGTTTTTACTGCACCTTAGTACCATTAACACCTTTCTCAAGGTATACATTTGCGCGATACGGTTCAATAGATGGTGAAGTATTCAAAATGATGCTTGAGCTTGCATTTGGAGCAATGGCGAACAAATGTGCATTTCTTACCAGTGTTTCTGAATTTGCTGAATCTGGACAAGGTTCCTCTTTCCTCGGTCTAAACTAATAGTTTTAGTCTTTGTCCTCTAGCATTCNNTTTAGTACCAAATTCTTTTATTTAGTCCAACAGCCATTGGGGATTCAAATGCCACTCCACGTTTTTGTAAAAGTGCGTGCCAACCCATCATTCCAATGCCGATNGATCTCTCNCTNATNGCAGACTTTACNGCTTTCTTAAGTTCTGGAATCTTNTTNGCTTTATCTGCAAATACTGTAATAACATTATCTAACATTTCAACAATGTCTGCAATAAACTGCTCATTATCTTTCCAATCATCATAGTACTCTGCATTTACCGATGATAAACAGCACACAAAAGTTCTATCTTCAGAAGAGACTAAGCTAATTTCTGAACATAGATTGGATCCTTTATTCTCTAATCCTAATGCTTTCTGGTATTCAGGAACACTTTTATTTGCTGTATCAATAAACCANAGATAAGGTTCTCCAGTTTCCATGCGAAGAGTTATGATTCTTTCCCACAACATTCTNGCAGAAACTACNTCTACNACTTCTTTATTATGTGGATTAANNAAAGGNAATCGATCCAATTCTTCCTTTTCTTCTTTTGTTAATGTAGATCCATGAAGTGATAGTTTTTCAATTCTGTGCATGAAGTCATCTGTTATATTGATACCATGATGTAAATTCAGACATTTACGGTTCGGATCTCCGCCGGTTGGCTTTCTCATTTCTAGAAAATCAATAATCTCTGGATGATCGATACTTAAATATGCAGCAGTTGCACCACGTCGAGTCGTACCCTGTTTGAATGCTAAGGTATCTACATCATATGTTTTTAGATGAGGAATAATTCCTGAAGATTTTCTGTCTCCCGGACGAAGACCAACATGTAATCCCACACCGCCGCCAACGACCGCCAACATTCGTGTCTCTGATGATGTATCAAGAATAGATTTCATNGAGTCGCCAAGATATGACGCGAAACATGAAATAGGGAGAGACTTATCNGTCTTNCCGTAACTTAAAATCGGCGTAGCGTACGATANCCACATTTTTGAAGAGTAGTCATATAATCTTTGCGCATGCTCGGGATTACTNGAAAATTGTTTTGANACATATGCNAATCTTTCTTGTGGGCTAGTTTCATTATCACACAAATATCCATCCCTTAATCTACTTAAACCTGATTCAGAAAAAAGTGAATCTCTACTATAATCTATCGTGACTCCGTGGTATTCCATCTGCTTCCTTTTATTTAGTCTTATTTACGGCCTCTATTAATCCGTCATGTC